ACATTATGAGATAGATTTTAATAACTAGGGTTATCGTCCTCACTATCATCGGAATCTAGTTCATCATCTAGAACTGGACTATTCCAGGTAGAGACATCTTCGCCCCCATCAACTTTAGAATATAAATCCATAAATGATGTTTTAGTGTCAACATCAAATCTGTTAGTACACATCTCAATCGCCTTCATCTTATTCTTAAAGATTGTAAAGGCCTCTACTATGTGGACTAATCTTCTGGTGGATATTATTTCGTCAACACCACCTTCATAGAAAGTCTTTCTGATAATATCTGCCCAGGTAACTAGATTACTTGCAAACTTAACATCATCATCTTTGGTAAGACCTTTTTCTGACATTACATTTAATAAGATTTTACTTTCAATCTTATTTGTAGGGTATGCCTGTTCAACAGTAATAGGGAATCTTTCGAGGAATGCCTCGTTAAGAATATTAGTACCGATGAATCTACCATCTTCGGATCCTTGACCCTTAGTATTGGCAGTAGCAATCACGTTAAACCCTGGTGCAGGTTTAATAAACTTGTTAATCTTTTTAAGGAAGACACCATTGCCTTCTAAGATAGGTTGTAAACACATAATCTTATTAGACGCAAGGTCAATTTCGTCAAGAAGAAGTATTGCACCTCTTTCCATTGCCTCGATTACAGGACCATTCTGCCAAACAGTTTGACCATCTTGCAATCTATAACCGCCGAGTAAATCGTCTTCATCAGTTTCGATTGTGATATTAACTCTAATACACTCTCTTTCGGTTTGAGCACAAGCCTGAGATACATTCATAGTCTTACCGTTACCAGAAAGACCTGTAATAAAGATAGGATAAAATTGTTTACTAGTAACAATAGATTTAATATCTTTGAAGTAACCCCAGGGTACGAACACAGGATCCTTAGTAGGTACGATATCACCAGTTAAACTTGAAACGATAAACGCAGCCTGATTAACTGTCTCATTAACAGGTGCTGTCTCAGTTTTAGGTAATTCTGAAATGATATCTTCTTTAATTTTAGGAGAGATATCACCGTCAATAGGAAGAGCGTAAACTCCTCTTGCAACTTTGAATTGGTCTTGTTTTAACCAACTTGGATTTTTGATATTACCAATCTTGATAAAATCGTTAATTTCACTTCTTGTTAAGTCAGTTTTCTTGTAGTGTTTATATAACAATTCAACTTGATTTAACTGTTCATTATTTAATGTAGTCATTTTTCACCTTTGTTTTTTTCATAATATATGTATATTATACGATATTTTGTATAGTTTGTCAAGCATTATTCCATTTATTCCAAATTATTCCAGATAAATGTGTTGTATTTTTACAACAATCTAACAAATATGGGGGCAAAACCCCCCACACTTTGATTTTTTGATTATTCACTATCAGATTCAATAGTGGTAGTTTCAGCAACTTGCCCTACAAATGAAGCTTCATATGGCGGTAAAGCATAACTGCCTCTGCCCAATCTATAAGCAGAGTCCTTCATCAACCAAGCAGGTTTAATGATGCCAAGTTTACTTTGAAGGGATATAATATCCTTTCTAGTAATTACGGTAGTGAACCCTTCTTCATTTGCCGTTTTAACAAATGCTTCTTGAGCTGGTTTTAGTGATATTTTAGATGTATTATCCATTATATAGTTTCCTTTCAATTAAGCGACTTGCGAAATAAATTTGTTTAAGACAACTCTACTATCTTTATTTTCTTTTAAAGTAGATGTGAATAGTCTTTTTATTTCACTCTTTTTAGCGTTTTCAGATGGTGTCGCCATTTGACCATCTGACACTTGCAAATTACCTCCAGTAAGGAGATAAAATTCATCATAAGCAGTATTATGTTTAATAACTAAACATTTATTTTTTCTGTATTCTGCCATTACTTTTTTTCTATCAAATACTTTTTCGTTTTTATCGTATGAATATGAAGGAAAGTATCTGTTTAAAGTATATCTATCAATCTTTTTACCACTTGAAATATAGAAACCCAATACTTTAGTACCAGTTCGTTCTCTTAAAGCGTCAAGTAATGGGTCTGTCATATTTCTCATGCGGTCAATGTGATATTCTTTTTTAGTTTTGTTATCTCTTAAAACTAAATTATTATCATATTCAGTAGCAGCAATATAATAACCGCCTGGTTGTTTATTTACATATCTTTTATCAATTATATCTTGACTAGGATTAAACATAACATATCTATCGTTACCATCACTTGCACCATCAGTTAAAAAGATTGTATTCATTTTATCAATAGCATATCTTTTTCTAAAAGCATTAACCATTGGCATCGCAGCCATGATACAATCATTTAGTGGAGTAGAACATAAATTATAACCAGATGGTTCAGAAGGTAAGTTATCAACATAACTTCTTTTATCTACATACTCATTATATTCATCTTTGTCCATATTAGTCCATCTTCTTCTAGAATAATATGAATTATCATATCTCTCAGAAATCATGAATAAGTTAATCATACCTTTTTCATATTCTTTAGCATTCATTCTAGAAGATACAAAATTTAAAAGTTTCAATCTTTCATCAATTGTTACATCACCTTCTTCATATTTAGGATATGATTTACCTTGTGGTGTTATACTTTGACCATTTCTGTCCCATCTATGATGACCGCAGTCATTACTAAAAGCATAAACTTCAAAAGGTATATTTACTTTTTGACAAAACATTGTTAAATTCATTAACTGGTGAATAGTCGGTTGCAGTTTATCAGCCATACTACCTGACCAATCAATGAATATCATCATGCCGTGATTTTTACCATCAGGTGTGATTGTCATTCTCTTAAAGATATCATCATTATATTTGTAACTATGTAATTTAAGTGGGTCGATAACACCAGATTTGTCTTGTTTAGTTCTAGAATAAGCAGAAGCAGCCTTTTTCATTTCATATTCTTTTACCATATAAGAAACTTTTTTAGATTGGGCTTTATTAAATAGTCTATATTTAGAAATCATTTTAGATATAGACCTTTGTGCATAAGCATCTTTAGTTTCTGCTTGATAAGGTTTTTTAAGTATTCTATCAAAATCTTTTAGTACAGTTTTATAGTCAATAATATAATCATTAACATTTTTATAATTGTGAATATTAACATACTCATTATTTTTAGATGCAGGGTCTAGTAAATTTTCTTTTTTATCTTCCCAAGATTGGTCTGTCTCAGCAGAAACTTCTTCAGGTGGTGCAACAGGTTTAGAAGGTGCACCTTTTAGTTCTCGTTCTGATTGTATACCGGCAGAAGGTTCATCAGATTTTTGTTGACCATCATCTTCGTCTTCATCATCTGAGGAATCAGAATCAGCTGGTTTAGAGCCAGACTTTTCTTCTTCTTCTTTTTCTTCATCTTCTTTATCTGAGGAATCAGAATTATCACCATCATAATCCCAATCAGAATCATCAATGTCATCAAAATCATGGTCATCAAAACCACTAGTTTGCATGTCTTCTTCTTTTTCTTCTTGTTCCTCTTTACAGTATTTTGATAATTCGTCAGCAAGTTCAATAACATCTTCAAAGGTCTCTAACTTTTCCATTCTAGAAACTACATCATTTTCATAACTATCAGTAAATGTAAGAGGAGATTCTACATGAGAAGATTTAAAATGAATATTTAATCTATCAATAAGAAGCATATCATTAAGGTCTTTATCTCTAGTGCCAAAGAAGTCATTATTAATAAGGTCTCTATAACCTTTAATAAATGATTGTGATAAACCAGGGTATTTTCTTTTGATTAATTTCTCAATACGAGCATCTTCAATAACATTTAAGAATGACTTTGGTATATTTCTTTCTTTAATAGCGTCTTCCCAACCAGCTTGTGGAGTAAATAATGCATGACCGACTTCGTGTGCAATTAATAAGTCTGTAATATCTTCGTTCATGTCTTTCCATATAGGCAAAACAAGTAGTCTAGATTTTACATCAAAATAAGCAGTCTTTACCTTTTTATGTTCTACTGATATATTTTCAGTAGCAAGTAATTTTGCAAGAAACGATTTTGCATTATTATTGATTTTGTTTATTTTCAAGTTTTTCTCACTTTTTTTCATAATATAAGTATATTTTACTAGATATTGGCATGAATGTCAAGCATTATTCCACTTTTTTTGGAACTTTTTTGGAATAAATGAACTATCGACTCGCTTAATCTATTTAACATACTACTAAGCTATCATCAATTGGCATGAATGTCAAGCATTATTCCAATAAAAATAGACTACAAAAGGTAGTAAAATCAAGGGTTTATAAATTAATTGGAATTAATTGGAGTTATTTCAAGGGTTTATTGAGTGCTGACAGAATGTCGCACTAGATGTTCTTACTTTGTTCTACTTTTTAAAGATAAAAACTGGTTCAAATTTACGACCAGGTATGTCAGGTCTCTGATATTCGCCCATATATTGTTGTTTTTGTTTAGTTTCTGTAGTATCGCCATCTAGTGTTGCTACGGCAGAACCGCCTTGTTGAGTACTTAAAGACAACCACCATGTATCTGTATGTTCAAAACCTACTGATTTTGCAAGCGATACTGTATCTTCTTCGAATGTCTTATATTGTTTTGTATTAGCAACATTGAGTGCAAGATGCTTACCAGTTTTAAGACCTTTATGTGCATTGGCAATAGTCTGTTTTAGAAACTTCTCTTTCCAAATTTCAGATGTGTCAAACTTAATACTTGATTGTTCTGGCTCATCACCATATGCTTCCCAACCAAAGTAAGGCGGACTTGTAAATACAAAATCTAGACTTTCATCTTCTGGTATAAATGTCTCACTACCTTGTCTATAAAGATGATAGTTGTTGTGTGTGTTACCATAGGTTGTACAAATCTCTGACAACCCTTTATAAGTAGGAATACAAGGGTCAGTACCAATATAGTTTACCCCAGCTGCAATCGCACCGAGTAATCGACCACCATAACCCATACTTGGATCCCATACTGTACCCGCTTCTGTACCTTCTAGTGGACTATCTTTATCTACGAATACATCATATAAGGCTGCAGCTGCAGTAGGTCTAAAATTAGAAACCATTTGAGTGCCACTATATCGTCTTAACATAGAACGCATATCTGATTCTGTAATCATATGAGCAGGTTTCTTTTGAAAGAAAGTGCCTGATAGTATTTTGTTTAATCCTTTTTTAAGATGTTCTTCATCTTCCCATATCTCCATAGGTGTTCTCATCTTCCCACACTTAATACCCCATGCGTGTTCCATATATGACCATGCAAGATTAAGACCATGTGCTGATTGACCTATGACTTTATTCTTTCTATCAATAAGTGTATCTCGTCTATAGTTTACTAGTTGATTAAATATCTCACTACGCCATTCTTTACTTTTAGGATAATAAGGAAAACCTTTAGTTTTCCAATCATCATGTATCTGTTGAATGTTATCTATCATATAAGTAAACCTCTCCTGGTAGTGTGCCTTTTGCCCATGTTGTTGAACCGACTAGTTTCATATTATTTTTAATATAGAATTTCTTTGCTATTTCGTTATCACCACGAACACTTAAAAATACTCGTCTTGGTTTTACAAACTCAAAGAACTTTTGTAATGCTGTACTTGCTGAACCATTTTTATGTTTAGCTGCTATTTGATGTAATATACAATCGCCTTGTTGAGCAATTATTTCACCAATCTTTTGTTTTCTTTTATAAAACTTATATGTAATTACAACATCATTATCGTATATAAGATTACCTTGTGCAATTTGTCGTTTCATGTAATCTGTACGAATATGAGGAAACCACTTTTTGTGTTGATAAAAGATTTCTTTTACCGATTCAAAATCTATTTCTTTAGCATGATTCATAGTTTATATTATATCATAGTTAATTAAGAAAGTAAAGCCCTCATCTTTTCATTAGAGTAGCAATCAGCAACCAGATGTATTCTATCAATATCACTGGTGTTTCGAACAGCATGAGCTTTTGTAACATCAGTATAGTAATAATGTCCAGTCTTTAACTTATGTTCTGTGCCGTCTTTGTCTTTTGTGTTTTCATATAAAGTAAATATTACATTGTCATTTGTTCTAATTGGTATATGTATTCTGATTATATCGCCATCATCAAAACCAATGTCTTTGTCTATCCTGTCATTATGTTTACCAATAACCTTACCTGCTTCTAGTCTCATAAATCTAACTCTCTCGAACTCACATGGTAGTTTTTTAAGCATACCTAATATAGGTTTCATTATTGTAATTACTGATAGTGTAGTCCATTGTAATTTAGTGTCTATGTTTACTGAACTCTTTAATACACCAGGTTTTAATATATCTAAAGGGTGATTACCATATCCGTGTAAAGATAAAGCATCCCAACCTCCTTTTGCATATTTTGTTTTTACTTTCTTAAAGTCCATATTATCAAGATTTGCAGCCACACTATTAAGTATTGAAGTGTCATTGTATGCTTCTAGTGATAATTCTTTTATTATAGGTCTTGTTAGTTTCATTTATTTCTCTTTCTAAAAAATCTTCGCCATAAGGTAGACCGTGTCATTGATAATATGGTAAATATTAATGCGATTTGGAAGTTTTCAAATATCGTAGGATGTAAGTCAAATAAAGGGAAAACTGTTAATTGATATATAATGGCTAAAAAGAAACCACTACCGACATCTATTACACTTTCTACGATATCTCTACTAATTTTGATTTTTAACGGGATTTGCCGTCTCATAGCCGCCTGGTAGGCGGTGTTTAGAGCTGTCTTGATATCATAGTACCCCCTAATTTTAGACATTTTTACTTGAAACCTCACTTCTTAATCTTTGTTGTTGTGCTTTAATTGTTTCTTTAACTAATTTAGATTGTGCTTTCTTAGCCCTATCTAATTTCAATTTTCCTACTAGGTCAGTAAATACATATCCGTTCATGTGTTCATTTTCATGTTGAAATATTCTTGCTGACATGCCATGTAAATATTCGTCAACTGTCTCGCCATTCTCATCTGTATATTGTACATTTACCCATTGAGGTCTTTTGATTGATAGAAATAAAAATGGGAATGATAAACAACCTTCTTTCATTAAAACTGTTTCTTCACTTAAATCTTTAATAATTGGATTAAAGCAGTTTCTTACTTTGCCATCATCTATCTGTGGGTGACCTCCCATAACAAACATACGAAATGGTAGACCAACTTGATTTGCTGATAATCCTATGCCACCATATTTAACCATACTCTTATACATTTTATCAGACAATTCTTTTCTATCTTTTATCTCAAACACTTTTAACATATCATCTGTATAAGGTGCTATATTCATTAACAGTCTAGGGTCTGTAGGTGGTATTAATGGATATGAATTAGGGTCTTTTTTCTTTAAATGTTCGTGCATATCTTTAATTGGTCTTGCTTGACTATCTAAAATTTTAGGTTCTTCTTTTTTAAAATTTTGGTCTTTATCTAGAATAGGAGTTTTACCACTTGTAATATCTTCGTAGTATCTTACTGCCTCTTCTATTTTTTCTGGTGTTAGTTTTTCTGCCATTATTCTGCCATCCTTGTAAAGTTTTTATATTTCTCAAACTTCATTACTCTTGGGAACTTATCTATAAGAGTGTCGCCTTTGTGAGATATGACAAATACATTTTCTTTTTTCAAAGTATAATGAAGTATTCGCATAAACTCATCTGTGCCTGAGCTGTCTAGTGAACTATCAAATATTTCATCAAGTATAAGTAGATTTGTATTTGTAGAATTTTTAAGTTTAGCAATTTCTCGCCATGTGAATAGTATTGCCAAGTCTATTCTTAACTTTTCACCCTCACTAAATGAATGATAGTTAAACTCATCTCTATGTCTAGATTTTATTGTCTCGTTAAATTCTTCATCTAGACTAAAATTAACAAAGAAATCCATACTTGCTAAATTCTTGTTAATTAATTGATTCATAACTGGTAGATATTGTTTTATAATTTTAGTTTTGATACCAGTATCTTGCATAAGATGTCTAGCGGTATCTATGTAAAGCATTTCTTTTTTCTGGTCTAACTTATCTTTTTCTAGTTGCGAAGATTGACTGACTAACTGATTTAACTCACCAGTTTGTTCAGCTGTAGATACCTTTTCATCTTGTAATTCTGTTATCTCTTGACTTAATCTAATTGTTTGTTTTTTTATTTCTTCTATAGATGTCTCATAACGATTAATCAATAACTCTTTTTCTCTGATTAAGACCATTGTTTTATTAATCGTGGTTAGTTTCATATCACTAGTTTTAATTTCTTTTTCTATCTGACCAAGTGCTATTTCTAACTCTTGTACTTTTTCTGCCTTTTTGCTAATCATTGTAGACTTAAATGCTTCATCAATTGCTTGTTGACAAGTAGGGCAATCATTGTATGTCTGAAAGAAACTTAAATCTTTTTTATGTTTGTTACAAGTATTCTCTAACTTTGCTTCCATATTATGAAGCTTCTTATGTTTAGCAGTTATCTTTGTTTCATCTAATACTAGTTTTTGTAATTCAGCAATCTCTACTCTAACTCGTTTTATATCTTCTTCATAGTTAGATATATCGATTGTAGATTTATCTAAATCTGCCTTTTTAGAGTCTGCTAAATCTTTACTACGATTACTAATATCATCAATATATTTTCTTTTATCTTCAATCTTGTTATCAACTAACTGAAAATTAAAATCTGTTTGTTTAATTAACTCATCTTGGTTCTTTTGTTTCTCTCTAAACAGCAGGTTCATTTTAGAAAATATTTCAATGTCTAATATTTCTTCTACTACTTGTCGCCTATGCCTTGCTCTTAGTTGCATAAATGGCACAAACGAAGCATTACCTAGTATCACAACTTGAGTAAATGACCTAAAGTTTAGTTTTAATATTTGTTGTTCTAGATGTTTCTGATAATCTCTTTGAGCAGCGTCTTGATTTAACATATCACCATCACACCATATCTCAAATATATTTGGTTTGATGCCTCTTATAATCTTATAATCTTTTTGACCTACTGTAAATTCAACTTCAACAACACATTCTTTTTCGTTAATAGAATTAATTAATTGGTCTTTTTTAATCCCACGAAATGGTCTTTGAAACAAACCAAAACATAAGGCGTCTAACATTGTAGATTTCCCTGCACCGTTTTCACCGACAACTAATGTAGTATTTGCTTTGTCTAAATCTATTTCTATAAACTGTTGACCCGTACTTAAAAAGTTTTTATATCTTACTTTTTTAAATAATATCAATCTTTGACCTCCGTATCTTGTGCTTCAACATACATTTCTTTAATCATAACTTTTAACTTGTCTTTGTCCAAGTCAACAGGTAACTGGTCTACATAATCATTAACAAGTGTGATTGTATCTTCGGAACCTTCTGCTACATCATCACTTACATTGGTATGACTTAAATCAGAATAGTCTTCTATTATCTTTAATTCATGTACACTAATCTCATTGTATAATCTATCAAGGAGTCTATCAAACATTTGATGGTCTTTTTTGTTTGCTACTACTAGTTTAATAAACTTTTGATTGTAGTCTGTTATATCAAACTTATCATAGTTTTTATCGGTATCATCATACACAAGTTTTTTAAATATTGTATGTGGGTTCTTTATAAACTCAACTTCTCTTGTTTCAGTATCGAATACATGAAAACCTTTTTGATTGTTGTAATCCGACCATGTCATTTCATATTGACTGCCTAGATAATAAACTTGACCATCGTCATTCTTGTGATGAAAATGACCACTATAAGTTTTTTCAAATCGTGATACAATTGATTTATCATAACCGTGTCTTTGTACTACGGTGTCCATCATTCTAAATCCGTTTAAGTCAAAATGACCCATGCATACATCAGCATTTGCTGTGTTCAACATCTCAAAACAATGTGCTTCGTTTTCAGGATTAATCCAAGGCATCATCAAAATATTTAAACCATCAAACTCTACAACTTTAGGATCCTCGTAAATAAATGGTTCGTTCACGCCATCAGGTGCTGTACATAATGATTGAATAGCGTTTACTTTATTTGTATTTCGATAATAGATATCGTGGTTGCCTATGAGTATGTGTGTATCTATCTTTTCATCCCATAGTCGTTGCATAAACTTATGTTTAAAGTTGTGTGCAATTCTAAAGTTAATAAATTTTCTTCTATCAACAATATCACCTAAATGAATAAGTGTTTTTATATTGTTCTCTTTTAAATAAGGAAAGAATACATTGTCATAAAACTTATAAAAGTATTCATCAAATATATTACTGTCATTTCTGGCACCAAAATGGGTGTCATTCAACAATGCTATTTTCATATTATTATTTTAATCTTCTTTTGTATTTTTTTGTAGATAGTCTAACATTTGACTTTGATACTGAGCCTCATCACCAATCATTTGGTCCATCATATTATGAGCGCCATATTCAGAAATTAGTTTATTTTTTATAGTTGATTGTTTTTTTTCTTTTTGTATTCTTCTAATAAATGCATAGTAAATTATTTGTGTAAAATATGCAAATGGATTTTTACTTTTATCTGGATTGAAATTGTACATATATTGTAAACAGTTCTCAATACCATCACTAATCATATCATCTCTGTAAGTATAATTAATAAAATTTGGTCTGTAAGATAGGTGATTAGCAATCTTTAAAAAACATTCACCAATATAATTAGTAACTACTGGTTTTTCTTTACCTTGCTCTTTAGCCTTCTCACAGTTATCCCTATATTCTATCATCGCTTCTAGGAACTGAGCATTATTTACATAATGAGGTTTCTCTCTTGGTTTTAATTTTACTTCTTTTACTTCTTTTACTTCTTCGTCTTCTTTTTTCATAATTTTTATTATACTACATTTTGTGTTTAAATGCAAGCCTTTCTATAAGTTTTTTTAATTTAATTTACATATACTATTGTTTCACATTTGGGACAACTAAAATTAGACATAACTAAATATTCCTTATCATCTTCGTCATCATTGTCATGGTCGCCACCCCATATCATCTCTATATCTTTACACTTTGGACAACTTATCATCTCTATCCTTTTTTTTAATTGAATTTAATTCCTGGTTACTGCTTGACAATCCTAGGAATGTGTGTATAATCGACTATGTCGCTGCTTGATAAGAAGCTAAGCTATAAGACAGTTAGTGTATAGTCTTATTATCAAGTTCTTCATATTCTAATTGTGCTTCTTCTTGTTCTTCTTGTTCTCTTAACTCAGTATCTAAATCTTCAGCAACCTCTAACATCCTTTCTATCTCTTGAGGTGTGTAGGCTGCCTTTATTTTAGTATGCTGTAACTTTGACAATATTACCTCATAATAGTTTGCTAATTCTTTTGCAGCTCTTGAAATAACCATTACCTTATCTTTTGGAACAACAAACATTTTATCATTTGTAAATGGTACCCAAGGTGCTAGGGTGTTATCGTCTTTTAGTCCTTGTGCAGTCATTCTTGGGGTTGTAATTAATTGTAAAGGATTTTGTATTCGTAAAAAGTCTTTATCTATAGATATACTTCCGACTAATGTACTGCCGTCTGTTAACCTAACTATTCTATAGTCTGTTAAATCGTTTGGGGCTTTTTCTTGTAATTTATCCATATAACTATTTATCTATTCTTTTAGGTCGATATTATGCATCTCGTAATCAAACTCTTCCTCTGTATAGATGTTTATCCTTTCTTGAAAATGTTTTATTGTAAAGTTTTCTTTAGATTTATAAGTTAAATCATCTGCTATATCATATAAGGTAGCATTAACTTTATTATCACCTAATCTTAAACCACGACCTATACTTTGTAAATTTCTTATTCTACTTTTAGAAGGACTAGCAAAAATAATGTTGTGTAAATTTTTAATATTAACACCAGTACTAAATGTACCATAACTTGCAACAATAATGGCATCTTTTTCTTTTTCTACTATTCCTCTTATTGCTTCTCTCTCATTAGCTTCAACACCACCAAAAATAAGAAAAACTTTTCGATTGGCATCAGCCTTCTTTTTTATTATCTCATGTAAATTCTTACCATGTTTTTCTACTAACTGAAATAAAACTAAAGTGTTACCTTTTAATTTAAGTGCTAGGTTACGAATAAATTTTTGTCTTGATTTACTACTTACTAGATAGTCTATTTCATCTTGATATTTACCACTTGCAACCATTTTACTATTTTCTACTGTGTGTTTTAAAATTAAACAACGAACAACTAAATTAGACAGCTGTTGTTTGTCCATTAGTTTTCTTGTAGATGTAACTTTATTGACAGCACCAAACAAACCTTCTAATACTAGTTTATGTGTCTGAGCACCATCTAGTGTACCAGTAAGACCAATACGATATTTACAATCTTCAAGTTTTGTCATAATCTCTGTAAGTGATTTAGATTTAAATAAATGGGCTTCATCACCAAAGACACAACCAAACTGTTCGAAATATGCTTTTGGTAACTTATATAAACTCTGCCATGTCGATATAAGAACTTTCTTATCTGTTTGATTTGAATATCCACTATATAATTTATGACAATTTTTCTTTACATTCCAACCGTATGATTCAAAGTCAGAATACATCTGTTCAACTAACGAGGTTGTTGGTACAATCAATAATATTCGATTGTTAGGGGCATCTTTGATTAAATGAGTATAGTATCGTATTAACGAATATATGATGAATGACTTACCTGATGCTGTAGGACTCAGTAGCAACGACCTATTGAACTTTAAACTATGATATATGGCGTCTATCTGATAATCTCTTGCCTCAAACTTTTGACCTAGACTGTTTGAGAATTTTTTGACAACATCTTTATCTACTTTATTATTAACCTCAACACCTTCTTCTGATACAATATTATATCCTCTTTCTTCAGCAAAGGCTCTAATGTATGGAAACAATCCAAAGTATATCTCTTTTGTCTTTTGAGAATATAATCTTATCTTACCATCCCACATACGATTACGGAATGCAGGCATAAACTTGTAGCCTGGTACATAAAATGTAAAGAACTCTGATATTTCTCGCTGAATGTTAGGGTCACAATCAACAGTTATATAGACTTCATTTTTCTTTTTTAGTATTAAAGTATCCATGTCATCACACTATATCTATCACCACTAATAACTTTTTTAACTTCATGTGGAAACATAAAGTTTGACGGAAAAACAACTGCTGAACCTTTTTTCTTTTCTAAAGGTTCACCACATAGTACAAACTCACCACCTTCATAATCATCATTTAAAAATATTAAAGATGTTAGATGTGGATAACCTTGTTTTTGACCATGACTATAATGTATATTATCTATATGTTCTTTCATAAAACCCCCTGTGTCGTAACAGTTAATTCTAAAGTTTGTGTATTCTTGTATTTTAATTTTATCATGTATTGATATATAATCGTTTACGGCTATTTTAAATCCTTTTTGTATAACTTGATAGTCTTGATGTTGTGGTGTAATCCAAAACTCTTTCATATCAACTTTAGATGTGCCTAGATTTTTATTAGCAGTTGAGAAAGTTGAAGTTTGCCACTTATTAAACGTATCTTTGTTATAATGATTTACTATATTATCACAAGCGACCGAGTCTAATACTTGTGGATAATAATATATGTAATTATAAACTTTGTCTTTAGAGATTGGCTGACTGAAACTCATGATGTTCTCCTACTTGACCTTTTACTTGCATATTCCAGGCTATACTTATACGTTTGTTTTTTGAATTATTTTGTTGTACCCAATGGGGCAACCACGCAGGAAAAAATATTGCTCTATTTGTTTTTGATGCATAACTTAATAGACTAGCATTTAAATCATTTGTTTCAATTTTTTTAGGCACTATAACATCAGCTGCAGGTCTTGGGTCATGAAAAACTATACTTGCACCTTGGTCTGATTGCAAATAATAAGTGCCACTTAAAAAATTATTTGAATGTGTGTGAGCAGGGTGATGTTCATTTTGTTTTAAAACATTTGCCCACATATCAGTAATGACTAAATCCTTTACATCATAACCTAGTGTGTTACATATATCTTTACCAGTCTTTATAATTAAATCTGAAAACGATTTAAACTCTTTTTTTGTGTGTAAGTTTGCTGATTTTGTTTGCCAATTAACATCATAGTCTCTTTCTTTCCATAGGTCACCAACATACTCTTTCATTGTATCTGTATCGTCTATGAAATTATCTAATAAGAATATATTAGTAGCAAATATTTTTTGATGTTGCATTATATTGCGCCGCTAGTAAACTTTTTCCACTCTATCGCATTTTTAATTAAAAAGGTTCTGCTGTTTATACTTCTTAAAACTTGTTCAAGATATGTAACGACTTGTTTTAGATATGCAGCTTTTTGGTCTGCTCTCTGTAACTCATCATCTGAATCCATATAAATGTGTACATCTGCTTTTAATATTTTTAAATCAAATGGTTTCTCTGTATAAACCGAAGGGTCTGATTTACCTGTATAATATTCCCACTTGTGTCTTTGTAAAGTTTTATATTCATATTCTGCTTTCTTGAGTAATAAAGAAAACTTATTAAAGTGTTGTAGGTATTTATTATGTAATAAAGGTATTTTAATCGACTCAGCATCTAGCTCAGTATCATCTAATTTAAAATCTCTATCTACTTGTTGTTGTAATTCTTCTAATGTCATGAGTGTATTATATCACCTTTTGGTTGGTTTGTCAAGGCTTTAACCATTTCTTTTTGTGTAATATAGGTAAGATTATCACAGTCTTTCCATTCATCTATTTCACAATCTATTGATGATGTACCAATAGTATTCAGATTTACCTTGTAAAAATTAACATCTTTAAATTTATTAAATGTATTTTTATGTTGCAGTATCCAATGGTGTAAATCATCTTTCTCTGACTTATCAGGCCTCATCATTGGAGTATCTTTATCTACATAACAAGAAGTTCCTGCATAGATGTTGTTCACTCTATCGTCTGTTGAATATAAATCATGACCGATAATATAAACTTCTTTTGCACCAAGTTCACACGCCAGATAGATTGCTCTTGTGCCTGTTGCATATGCAAAGCCATCTATATCTGGCTCTATGTTCTCTACTTTATCATTGTTGGTTACTCCGGTGATATAGGTCGTGCCTAAGTTATGCCCTTTTGTGAGCGTAAACACTCCATCAGCGCCATGATAAACCACTTCTTCACTATCATTCCAAACAATGTCAGTTTTATCTGCCATAGTTTTCATCATTTCTTTTGCAACAAATATTGGCACAGGTGTCCAATATCCTAAATAACAAGTGTTTTTGTGTGCATATCCTGACCGATATATTTCGTGACCTATTTGTGAATCTAATCCCACAACAATATCTGGTGTGAAATCACGATAGATTGCATTACAACCTATTACTGTTCCGTGTTTTTTGAAATCGTCTAGATTTAGACCTTTACGAGAATTACCATTACCAAAGCAAAACGCTGTCATCATTATATACCATCCTATATTATTCTACTATGAAGTAGATATTTGTACTATATCATAATTCATATAGTTAAAACTAACTGAAGCACTTAAATAATCTACATCAGTTTGTCTTACATCATAATTTAAACTACCCAAAGATGTTGGGTAAATATTTTGAAATCTTATTTCTGTCTTAGGAATATTTTTACTATTTAAAACTGTAAGTATTGCGTCAGAATATATACCACCTTCATTTAAAGGTTGTGGTGTAGAGGTACCAGTTACGGCTGAACTTTTAGAAGAACCAGGAAATCTATCTGAACCAGCAGATTGTAAATCTTGAAACTGCTGATTGTTACTAGGAAATCCTAGACCAAGAATCCAGTCATGTATCTCTTTATAGTTGTTTAAATTTTCGTCAACAAGAAATGACATATCAAGAGCCGCAAAAGTTATCTTGTCTCCAGGCAGAGGCATATCATACAATGGAGTATTTTGTTGTGCTGAACCTAGATTGATACCAGGTATGTTAGCACTCTGTACAAAAAACTCTACTGTTGGAAGTTTAGTACACTTGAACCTAAATTGAATAGGACTAGCATAATCACTCTTAGAAGGTTCTCTATTAATTATATTTGTTGTTGTCATACTTATATTTATAAAGGTTTTTTAGGGGGGTATTATTAAGGCTTAAAAAAAGGGGCCGAAGCCCCTTTTTTACTACTTTTCGAGAAGAATCGAAATTACATAATATTTGTAACTTTAACTCGTCTGTAGTATAGGTTTTGTGCTGTAGCACCAACTGCACCAGAGTTATCTAATGCGCCGTCGCCAGCAGAAGTTGCGAAAGGATTTTGAACCATTCCGTATCTAGTTTTAAATCCAATTTTTGGTTGGAAACTGTCTTGACCAACTGCAC